CCGTAAATGTCACCGCCTGCTGTGGCCCAACGCGGAACCAATGCAGGGAAATCTTTAAAGCCGGACTCGCGCAGGAATTGATGCGGGTTGCCGCCCACCTCAAAGGTATAGCTGCCCCATGCCATGTTCAATGCATCCTTTTTGCGGATGTCACGATCGGCGCGCGGCTCAATGGCTTGAATCAATCGAATCCATTGATCAAGTGAACCGCGGTCGTACATGTTTTTAACGGTCGTTGAACACTTGTTGTACCCGTATTCCTTCACAATTTCGCCAACAGTCTTTTCAAACTCGCGATATATCGTGCAGACTTTGCCCTGGTAATCCTGGGCAATAGCAAACTCACCAACTGTTACCGGGTAATGATGGATGATGTTTTGATAGTCAGGCAGCACAATCGATGCAGTTGTACCAAAAGCGCCAAGCTCTTCGTACATTTGATGCAGCGTGCGATATGTGTTGCTGCGCTGAAAAACCATTTGCATGCGGGTTGTGACATCAGTAAGCCAAAGCTTGACCGGCTGATAGCTGTTCAACTCTGGATCTGCTGTGCCCAATCTAAACCAAGGACGTGCAGGCGATGTGGCTCCGGCCATCATGCCCGCGCCCAGTACACGCAATGCGCGAGTACCGGTGTTGTCATAGATGGTGTTGTGCCTGCGCCAGCCTTTATCTCGGTCGGTCACATAAAAGCGCCCGCTGCGTGGCAAAAGGTAGGTCGATATTTCTTGCCAATGCGCCCACCAGGTTGCACGCTCCGTTTTTAAAGCGCCCCAGCGCGTGAACAATTTGTCCCGCGTTGGTGCAGTAGGGTACGACTGTGCGTCGCTGGTGAAGTCACTCATGATTAACCGCCTAACAGTGTGGATTTGCCCAAGTTAAGGTCAGCTTGATTAACGCCCATTGGGCCTGTAAGCATTGTGCCAGCAGGGCCGCCTTTAGCTGCTTGACTTGCCTGGCTCAAAATAGCGCCGGCATCAGGCTGCTTTGCATTAGCTCTGTTGACGTTTTGTTCGGCAGTAGCTTGCTGCTTCTCTGCTGCTGTCTTTGCTTCAGCTTGCGCTGTCTTTTGCTGGCCCAAAGCTTCTTGCTGCTTTTCGGCTGCACGCTCTCCGCTGTATATGCTGTAAGCAGTTGATGCTACGGCGGCAACGGCTAATACGGTCATTGCTCCTGACATATTATTCTCCTGTGATGATGATGAAATTTTTGGCGTCTTCATTGCGAGACATGAGCATGTCAGCCTCATCAGTGAACTCATTCTCCGCTTGCGCCACAGTAGTTGCATCCGTTTTGAAGATCATTGTCATGGCCGTATCGGTATGAGCAATGAATGCTTGCTTGCGGTTTGCACTTGCTGGTATGGCGTGAAAGCCTGTCAGCCTGAATGATTCGTTGTCGGCAAACACAGTGACGTCGCCATTGATCACCAACATTGTGGGGATCTTGATCAGCGCGCCGGTGAGCATCTCGCCCGCCTTGATTGCCATTGTCCTGGAATACATACCGCCATGAATAGCGTGATGTGTCTCGATAAGAGGTTGCTCGAACTGACGTGAGAAGTCGGCCAACGCGTTTACCTTTGCAATAGCGCTGTCGCTCATCGCTGGTATTCGATTGCCTGTTGCCACTATGTCCATTATGCGAACCCCTTAAAAAATACTTCATGTGTGTGCTTGTACTTTGCTCTTGGCATCACACGCGCAAGCTTTCCACCTTTGGGCGCTGTGATCAGCAGGCCAATAGCACCACATGCTTGGGCCAACCATTCAGCAGCACGCAACAAATCCAGACCTGGGCCATGCTTTCTGTGCTTTTGCGCCACAAAGTACGACTCCATTGTCCCGAACTTCTTGCCACTATGCGGCAGAACACTCACAACCATCGTCAAGAATCCGACAAGCTCGCCGTTCATGTACGCTGCAATGATGTGAAAGTTTCCACTGATCTCCATCATGCGATACATGTTCAGTTGCAGATCAGCTTTGGGCAAGCCTTCCACCAGGGACTCTTGCTCGTATTCGCTGATCAGTTCATTGAACTTATCGTCACCCGATAATTCTTTGCAAGTGACTTGCTTTATCACACATGATGGCAATCTAGTAGCCGGATGTGGCAATACGGGCACCTCAAACAACAGCATATGGGTCATAGTCTCGCGCTTTAGCTCTTGGTTTTGGAATGTCTTCGCCGCCCATGAACTCTGCCACCGGCTGCGCGAAGGTCATGGCTAATGCGTCGCCATCGTCTGGGCTGGCCATACCGCGGCGCTTCATTGCTTCTTTGGACTCGAGCAAAATGCTGTCGTCAGGTCTAAAGCCATATTCAACGGACGTCAAATCGGTGGCCAACTCTTCGTCCTTGGCCAAGCAGCCACCTTTAAGCCATTCACGCAAGCGGCCCCAGATCTCGGCACGCTTGTTGGCGTACTTCTTGGGATCATCTGCCTTGCCACCAAACTGCACCTCGATCACGTCATAGTTAAGCTGGCGCAGGCGGTCGATCACTCCACCACCGACGCCGCCACCGTCCACAAAGATCACGACGCCGTAGCTGGCAGCCTTTAGTAGCTTTACATGTTCAACAACCCGGCTGGTTAGCTGCATCAGATCCAGGCCGCGGTATCGTTTAGGTGGGAATGTGGCAGCATCGCGCCCCACCCTGGTACGGATTACGCTCTGATCGTCGCCAAAACGAGCCACATCGACGCCAACGATAGCAGTCCTACCCGACATACTACTGACCTCTGGTTCGCGCTCCATAGCCTCATCTACAAGGTTTCTAGGAATGAACTGCAAGCTCGATGCTTGTGGGAATATGCCCCTGACACGGACGCGCACAAAGTCGCTGTCCTCGCCGTAGTCGTTTACCCACTCATCAATCGTGCCTTTGTTGGTGATCTGCACCGACCGGCTATCGATTTGCTGCGTGTGCCAGCGATGCCTGAACTTGTTGAAGCACTCAAAGAACCGGCCGGTGTTCCTGGTTGGGTTACCAAACACAAACCAAAAGGGTTCGCCGTCGGTCAATCCACCCTCGGCCACTTCCCAGATCTTGTCCGGCACGGCTGACGCTTCGTCAAAAATGTAATACGGTGATGAGTTGGCAGCATGCAAACCCGCAAAGCTTTCGCTGTTCTCTTCCCGGCACGTTTGTGCATCGCAGCGCCAGGACTCCGGAAAGTCTTTGTGAACGATCCGCATCGCACCTTTGCCGGTGGTTACTTCAAACCAGTGGCCGGTGATGCACTTCTTTTTCCACTTGCCAAGCTCGGCCCAGGTCTTGGATCCAAGCTGGTCGCTGGTGTTGGCGGTCACAACGCCCTTGCTGTGTGGCCTGGTCGATGCGATCCACAGGATCAGCCAGGACGTAATGGCCGATTTACCGATACCGTGGCCAGAACTGGTGGCATGTCGCTGGGCCGGCACAGGCTGCTGCCCGTCAAACCCATTGGCGCGCACCTCTTTGCCAATGCTGTCCATAAATTCGCAGGCCCATTCATCCGGCCCATACTTGCTGTTGTACTTGGATGCCCAGGGTTCGCGTAGCTCAACCATTTGCAGGGTTGGATCGTTGCCCCAATCAAATGCGTACATGACAAAGCCCAGGGCGTCGTCAAAGAAGCGCCCCATGTCTTGGGCTAGGGCAGCATCACTCTGGCTGGTTGACACGCTTGCGGGCCTCCAGGATGGCTGCATCGAGGGCAATTGCGCCGCTGTGTTCAACGCCTACTTTGTCGCCGTACTTCTTGGGACTCCACTTGGCCAGCAGCTTCATGCGTTGCTCGACCCGGTTCTTGAGCCAGGCTGCATGCGCGCTGTCACGGTGCTTGCTGCCACCATTTTGCGACCAGGACTCGGCAAACTCTGGCGCGGTGTCAATGATCTCCAGGGTTTCCTCGGCGATGGCGTCATAGCCCAAGTCCCTCGCGTGCGCGATGCGTGCGGCAAATTCCTTGTCTTTCACTTGCCAATCGTAAACAGTACGCCATGCGGGTTTACCCTCAAGACGGCAAAAGTCACGCAAGGTCTTGCCCTGGCTGATCCATTCGACGATCTCTTCGGCCATAGCTTCTGGCACAGCTTCAGGCGGTCGGCCTACCTTGGCTTTAGCTTTGGTCGTCATGTTGTTTTACCCTTTTCCATCGATCTGGTGTTTGTGCCCTGCGTTCGTATCGGCAAACCTTTGCAACAAAATTTTTTGATAGGTTCAAAAGCTTGGCTATCTTGCCGTAGCTCATGGCGTCATCTTCGTGTAAGTCTCGGATCTTGTCGATCACTTCATCCGACACCGTGCAATTGTGGTGGGAGGAGCCTATCCGGTAGCCAAACTCGTTGACTGCGACGATCATGGTCTTCTCCTTCCCACTCATTTAATCTTTTTCAAGATTGCGTGCCACGGCACTTTTTTCTTTTTAACGCCCTCGCCGGCCATGCGTTTAGCTTCTGCCTGGCTCATGCCGTGAGCTTTTGCCACCTTCGGATTGTGAGCGGCCGCCTCAAACAAAGCGTGTTGCTTGGCTGTGTATGGCATGCTGACCTCAATACTTTGGTGGCTTTGGTGGTTTTTTGTTTTTGGTAGCCATTGCGATCTCCTTTTGATTAAAAATTCAACAAGGCTGGGGATTGCTCTTGATGGGCTTACCGAATCGAACGGACTAGCGTCAAGCCGCTTAACCTTGCCCACAATCCCCAGGCTTATTGATGATGGTGATTTTGCATCATCATTGCGTTTTCTGCAACAGGAATGTCGCCGGTCACCTGAAGCGCCCAATCGATCTCGAACGGGGTAAACATGTGGCCGTCGCCCTCGCGCACTGCGCCCAGGATACCGTCAGCGATCTTGCGCTCATCACTTTTTTCGTTTGGCGTAAAACAGTTCATTCATTTTTTCCTTGAGTTGTTCGACTCCCGCTGGCCCCCGCGGCTTTAATCTTGCGTCCAACGCTTCTCTGCGCTTGTGCAATGGCAATGTAAGCAGATGCCTGGCTTCGCATTC